CGTTCTCCCCGTCAGTGATGCCATGCCACCCCCGGCCACCGCCAAGGCGGTAGGGAGTGCTTACCCGGTCTGCTTCCACCAGATGGACGCGCAGCGAGTACGGCCTGACGGGGGTGGATGGGTACCGCTTGAACACCGCGAACACGTCCCCCGACATCAGCCACGACACAAGCGCCAGCTGTTGGAGCGCATCGAAATTGTTGATACCGATTGCGTCACAGTTCTGCTTGCGGTCAGCCCACAGCCGGAACTCCGCCTCTGTCCGCTTCTGCCACTCCTTGGCGGCCTCCGGTGAGAGGCCCAGCACGTCCCGGTTGATGGAGCTTTTCAGCGTCAGTCCCACACCGACAACCTTCGTACGGTTTGTATTTACGGCAGACGTAGCCAAGGGTGTGGACATATAGAGCATCCGGCCCCGCTGCCGCAGGGTGGCATTGTTCCAGTTGATGTCCTCATTGGGGCTTCCGCTCCGGGCCTTAAATCCCTTCATGGCCCGCCGGGTCACGCTGGCCCCGGCCTCGCTGTATCCTTTGGCTCGCGGTCGTGCGCTGTCTGGGAGCAGTAGGCCGGATTTGGTTTTGTAGTAGATAGCGTCCACCTCCTATGCTGCAATAAAAGTGGGGGCCCAGCTGGTGAAAGGAGCTAACAAACCCCAGCCGGGCCGCCCACGGTAAAGCCCTTTCGGGCGATTACCCAATTACCAATCTCTCGGGAGAACGCCGAAAGCCCGGCGGGGACGCTGACCATTCAAAAGATTTTCCAGCTCGTCCACCTTGGCCTCCGCTTCCTCGATTTGCTTCTGGAGCGCAGGGAGATCAAAGCGGGTCAGCTGGCGGTCGTCGATCATGTACGATTTGACACCGCCATCCACCAACGCGAGATATGCAGTGCGCAGCTTTTTAAGCGCCGCCTGCCAGAAGTCCAGACGTGCCCGCAGCTCAACCTTGTTGGCCATATTCTCACCTTACCAATCGTCATAGTTTTTACCCCGCCCGGAACGTATCTTTTTTGACTTGGGGCGGGGTGCAGCAGGGGCCGTTTTCGGTGTTGCAACGGCCTCTGGCGGGGTTTCGCCGCGAGCCGCTTTTAGTCGCCTGTCTATCAAATCCAGGTTGGCAGGAAGGGCCTTGAACGCCGCCATAGCGTAGTTGCGGCAGTCCAGAGCTTCGTTCCGCTCATGGCCGGGGATCTTCTTCCATATCCAGGGCTGCTTCTTCGCCGCGTCATACTCCAGACGCTCGGACAACAGCCCAGCAAAGTAGCCGGAGCCGTAGTCATCGCGCCGGGGAAAATGGCAGTATTTCGAGCCGGGGGTCTTTACGCTCAGGTTATCCATGATGATCTGCTTGCCGGAATCAACGCCAATCTGATACTGCCAGCAGGTTCCCACTGCCACTTTGTTGATGACAATTTTCATCTGCTTCGGCGGAGCCGTGTAGGGCTTATCCGGGCCGGGCATACCCTTGATGCAGAACACCTTTTTCCCAATGCGCTCCCTACAGCGTAGGCGCACGTCCTGGGTGAAGTGGCCGCCCTCGTCTACAAAAGACATTGACTGCCGGAGGCCGATACCGTCCTTGAACCGAAATACTCGGTCAAACACCATCTCGTCCAGCTTAGCCCAGGTCGCGTCATCATCTGGCCGTCCCATGACGATCCCCTTTTCAATGCCCCAGGTTTCCCCAAAGTGACCATGGCCGATGACCTCATATTCCATGCGGTTATCCTGGGTGTCCACGCCGGCGGTGAGCACCAGCACACCGTCCGGCAGTTCAATGGGTGTCCCGCCCTCTTGCAAGCCGTAGGGCTCAACCTCCCGGCGGGCCATCAGGCTATCCTCGTCCTCCAGGTCACCGCGATCCTCCCACAGCTGGCCGAAGCAGGTGTTGTAAACGACCTGCAGCTTCCGGCTGTTGCCAATGGCATTAAGGTATTTGAGCACAATGGAGGACCAGCTGGCCCACTGGCTGACAAATGCGTTGAGCCAGAACGAGCGGATACCCTGAGCATAAGCAGCGGGATTATCCGCCTCCCAGCGGGCAGGTGCCCGCTTCATCGTTACCTCGTCTGAAATGCAGCCGCAGCCTGGGCAGACGTACCAGACGCTCTTGAGCTTGTAGACCTTCTTTCGGTTGACCTCGGTTTCCTCATATTCATAGCGAATATTTTCCCACTGGATTTCGTGGTACTTTCCACAATGGGGGCACCTGGATTTCCAGCGTTCCATCGTCCCCTCGCGGTAGGATGCCTCGATTGCGCTGGCGTTTTTGATGGTGGGGGTGCTGACCTCCACCGCCTTGGCATTGTAGAACGTGGTCTGGCGGGCCATGGCCAGCTCCCAGGGGTCACCTTCGTTACCAGCAGACGTAGCCCAGCGATCCCGCTCGTCGCCCAGCACATAGCGGATAGGCTTCGATGCCAGGGCGTGGGCCTCGGTGGAGCCACACATGGTCAGGATGCCGCCAGGGTAGGTCTTTTGCAGCAGCGTGTTTCCGCTGTCCCGGCTCTTGGGCGCGGCCACCTTCCGGCGCAGCGTGGGACAGTCCCGAATCATGGGGGCGATACGGAGCTTGGAAAACTCCTTGGCGTCAATGGTGGTGGGGTGGACAAAGAGAATGCTGCCGGGGTCCTGGTCGATGATGTAGCCGATGATGTTCAGCTCCAGCTCCGACTTTCCTACCTGGGACGCAGCCACCATGACGATGCGCCGCACCTTCGGGTCTGTGAACGCGTCCATTGGCTCCCGGAGATACGGTGTCCGGCTGGTGCGCCACGGCCCCGGCTCGGCACTGGCCTCTGAGGATAGCCGCCTGTTCCGCTCGGCCCATTGAGTTACGGTCAAATCGTCAGGCGGTTTCATTCCGGCCAAGGCCTTTGAAATCGCCCCGTTCAACCGGCGGGCGGCGGATCTACTCGTCATCTACATCACCGCCGCCAGCCTCCCAGTTCCTCCGCTCCCTCACGCGTTCCTCATATTTTTCTGGGTCGTACTCATAGTTGGCCAGCTCCCGCATGAGGGCGTGTACCTCCTTGCGGATGATCTCGGCGGCCTCGGCGGGTGTCGCCGCCGCAGCCACGTCCACGGCAAGCCGCCCAGGGAGCGCCATGAGCGAGCCGCGCACAGTGTAGATCAGGTCCTCCGTCATGGCAGCCACGTCCTCGCTGCGGTGCATCTTCCCTCGCAGCTCGTCAGCCTCCATCTTGGCAATCTGGGCCTTGGACGCTCGAAGCGTTACCTCGGCGGTGCGCCGCGCTTTGTCCAGCCGCTGTTCCTCGTCATCCTTTTCTTTCCTGGATTTGAATGCGACATACCGCTGGACAGAATCGCACAGGAGGAACCTGCCGTCCGATTTTTCCAGTTGCCCGTCCTCGACCAGTTGCCGGATATTCCGCCCGGTTATGCCCAAGACACAGGCCAGTGCAGATGCGCTGACCTCTGTTTCAGACGTAATTTTCATGCTCTCCATGGCAGCTCGCTCCTTTCTTCCGTGGCACTACCAAAAGCGGAACGGAAACGCCCGGAAAATTTTCTCACTAACTAATCGCAATTTGGGGTCGACGAGCCCGCAGCTAAGGGGGCGGGCCGCTCACAGTACCTTTTTCGCCCACCGTCGCTGCGCGCGTTGCAATCGCCTTTCCTGGGCTTTCAGCACTCGGGCAAGGGAACGCCCAAGGCAAGAGCAGAGGCCGCTCTGCGTGGCTCTCTGCGCCTGTCTTGGGCATTGTAGGTTATAGCTTCGTCAGCAGCTCCGCATGACTGTACCCTTTGACGCCTTTGGTCATCATGGCCAGGAAGTCATCACGGGAGAAGTCAGAGAGGCGGAACACTTCTTCCGGGCGCATACCGAGCTGCCGCCCTATCTCCTGGACCGACTTACCGTCATCGAGCAGACGCTTGACGATTGCTTTCATCGGTTCCAGCAGATGTGTGCCGCGCGCCCTGTTATGGGTGACGGTGCCGTAGATGTCCTCGGACGCGTCCTCATGGCGCACCACTACGACAGGCACCTTGCCGCCGAGCTTGGTGCGCAGCGGTTCTTCGCCCGCTACGGTCCAGCGGTGGAAGCCGTCTATGATGGTGTAGTCAGGCCGCACCACGATAGGCAGCGTCCAGCCGTTGGTCATGATGGATTGCACCAGCAGCTTCAGATTCTCACGATTGACCTTGTTGGGATTCCAATCATTAGCACGTAAAAGACCTCTGTCCACCCATCGCAGGGTAGACAGAGGTTCAAACAAATCTATCATTTTTTCTTGTGTGCCGATAGTGCGTATTCGAGGCCATGCCTCTGTATTCGCTCTGTCAGCGTTGCCGGGTCGATTCCAAGTTTTCGTGCCCATTCGTTGTGGGTCATTGTCACGCCATCGTATTCATATCGCTTACAATTTCGCGTATTTCTGGACTGCTCTGCGCGTGGTATCCAGCGGCAGTTCTCAGGGCAATATAGGCCATCATTGTCGATTCGGTCAATGCTCAACTCATCTGTATAACCATGTGCAAGCGCCCAATCCCGAAACACGGCAAAATCGTTCCACGCTTCACAAATGGTTATCCCTCTGGCACCATAATACTTGTATGTGGGGTTTGTCGTACAATAGCAGCGGACTCGCATTTGTTTCCATATCCGGTACAAGCGCGTTTTATAGCCGCCGTGCTTGATATTGCATTCTGTCAACGCCGATGTGATTTTGTAGTTTTTCGCCGGGCAGGGAATGTCGGAAAACGGCGGGTAACGGTGTGCAACCTTTGGATCATTATACTCGCCGTTTTCGCCCGTCAAGTCTGAAATGCACTGATAA